AAGTCAATCTGGCCTTCTTCAAGCCTCTTCACCGTCGAGAACTGCACCCTGGCCGTCTCTTTCGCCTTCAGGTTGGGAAGTGTAAAAATACCTACCTGTCCCACCTTCATGGTACGAATGTCGTGTCTTGTAACCGTCTCACAGATCATACAATTCTATTAAAATTACTTAATTACTTAATACAATTTGTACGAGTTCGGAGAAAAAGCCGTAAATTTGCATCCCGTTATATAAGCAAAAAGGCATTTTTATGTCTTTCGGCTCTTCCTTATCCGAACCGCACGTTAATTACTTACGGTGGCAAAGATAATAAAATATTTATGAACATCATACAAAGTGTATGAAAAATGTTCATTATTTTAAGAATAATTAATAATTAGTGTATTAATCTACATGAGTGAAGTAATAAAAGACATAGCGCGGCAAGAGCGACTGAACAAAGTGTATCGGCATCTGTTTGCCCACTTTGGTATCAGTTCGCAAACCGAATTCGCCGACGCGCTACACATCCAGCGCACGGCATTGTCCGCAGCTATGAACGGAAACAAAGCATATCTCACAAACAACCTGTTTAATAAGATATGCGCCGCCTTCCCCGGAGTCTTTAATCTTGATTACCTTATAAATGGAACCGGCAATCTTCTTACAACTGCCGAAAATATCAAATCTGAAGAATATGAATCCCACAGCTCCAACATTGACCATTCCAGTCTCGTCAATGCTTTGCTGGCTGCCAAGGACGAAACCATTGCCTCGCTACGTGAACAGCTACAACAAAAAGATGCTCTTATCCATTCCAAAGAAGAAACTATCACCCTTCTTCGCCGTCAAATAGCACAACTTAACCAGTCCTGCGACGAAGAAGTCATCCGCAACTATCCATTTGGTATCGGCGTAGCTGAATCTTCAACACCCGAACAAAACAACGTATGATAAACCTTACTAATTATATAGTAGATTTTCACAAAATCCTCCATCTGTTTCCCCATCAATACCATGCGGAAGCACAGTTAACCTACTATATATACAGCGACCCCATCAATCACGTGGCAATCCCAAACGGATCACCTTACAGATGGAGGTGGATTGCCTTAAAACCTCGTCCACCGCCCTATTTACGGACATTTCGAGCTTTAAATCATAAAATTATGAAAAGCCGAAAACGGGATTTTTTCGTAGATTTTGGCTAAAATCCTTGCCAAATGTTTTCCACAAAAATCCGAGGTGGGGAAACAAGACACCCAAATATAAAGCATCTTGCATATTTAACATTAGGATGACCCAACAGGGGTCTATTACAAAATAAACAAAGAATATGATAACATCAGCAATCGTCTGGGATCATCGTAGGCGAACAAAACCAGGAACCGAAGGACCTCTTGAAGTACGCATTACGATCGACCGAAAAACATACCACATAAACACTGGCATTAAAGTACGCCAAAACGAATGGAAAGCTGGCGTAATCGTCAACCGTGCTAACTCTGATACCCTCAATACTCGTCTTAATACCATATATAAAAAGATAGAAGAGGAAATAAATGCAGTCATCTCCGAAGGGCGAACTGTGGATGTGTCAGACATTCGCCGACGCGCATGGGCTACGACAGTCGATGTTTCAAGCACAAGTTTTCTCGATTGGGTAGAGGAACAGATTAGTATTCTCACACTCGCACCAGGCTCAATACAGCATTACCGCACAATGCTTCTTCGCCTCTCGGAATTTGACACCATCAGACGATGGGCGGACATTACAGCCGAAAACATTGTCAAATGGGATGCCTGGCTGCACCATCTCACAAAACCGCAAAGTGATGCAGAAATAAAAGCTCACATAAAACCTGAATACATTTCTGATGGAAGTATATATAATTACCACAAATGTCTTAAAGCCCTGCTTAACCGTGCCGTGGTCTTTGACCGCATCCAGCAGAACCCCTACGTCCGCCTTCGAGGAAAATTCAAACGTGGCGATCGCGAACGTATTGACTATCTGACAGAAGAAGAAGTCGAATCCTTCAAAGCCTTGCGCCCCGTTCCCGGCTCTAATATAGCGATGGCACGCGATCTCTTCATCTTCCAGTTATACACAGGGTTATCTTACAGCGACATGCAACAGTTTTCCATCGAAGACTACAAATTGATTGATGGTAAATGGATAAATACGGGAGAACGCATAAAGACTGGAATTCCATACATCTCGCAGCTACTTCCTCCAGCTGTAGAAATACTCGAAAAATACAATTATCAACTTCCACACCTCAACAATGCCGACTATAACAAATATCTGAAGGCTCTCGGCTTGGCTTGTGGGATAGAACGCCCGATACATTCACACATGGCTCGTCACACCTTTGCTACATGGATGCTTCGCCAAGGTGTTCCAATCGAGCACGTCAGCCGAATGCTCGGTCATACTAATATCACCCAGACCCAGCGTTACGCCAAGGTGGTAGCCGCCGACATCCACACTGACTTTGAACGGGTCGCAAAAACTATGAAAAAGAAAAGGTGACGTGTGCCTCACCTTATATATAATTACTATTTAAAACATTTACGACTATGAAAAAATTGATTATCTGCGCATTGCTGACATCAGCTCTATGCGCCTGTGAAAAACAAACCGTGTCAGAAGATCTTCAGGAAGACCGCACTGCACGGATAACATTCAACCTCAGCCGAACGGAAACGCGGGCAACTTCACTTTCTGATTCCGAAATGACCGACCTTTGGCTATTTGACTATATCGGTGACAACTACGTTCAAACCATCCATCTTACATCATCCGATGATGATTTCAGTAGCGTTACGGCCACCCTATCGGTCGGAACGCATAACATCTATTTCGTAGCAAGCCGTGGCGATGATTCGATGGTCGATGAGATCAACAGAACAATCTTCTGGGGAACGCCACGCGATACCTTTTGGGGCAAAACTATCATCAGCGTCACAGCTGGTATGACTGGAACCAGGAACGTCACACTCGAAAGGGTATCATCCCGCCTCCGCATCACCATATCCGACGAAATACCGTCAGATATGTCCCGCTTGTCAGTCAAACCTGATATATGGTACTTCGGTATGAACTACATCACCTCAGCAGCCGAATTCCCCGAACAGCGCGAGCGTTCTGTCACCGTTCCTGAATCCTACATCGGTACAACCAACAAACTCACGGCCACCTTCTACGGATTCTCCGGCGAAGATGAATGGAACTCCGACATACCCATCAAGGCATACAATAACAACAGCGAGATCATCGGACAGGCTACTATTCGCAACGCCACCTTCATCCGTAACGTCTCAACCGAATACTCTGGATGTCTCTTTGCCGGAAATCCTGATTTCGGTATAGAAATAAATGATGATTGGGAATTCCCTCACACTGGAACTTGGTAAACAAAAAGATCCCTGCGATGGCACACCGCAGGGATTCACTTTAACAACTACAAACACTATCTACCAACAACCTCACGGTCTGCTTGCGCATTCAATGCCGCCATCTCCTCTTGGATCTCGTTCTTCTCCTCCTCGCTGATAGGCTCACTGTCCGCATATTGTTTGTATCTATCGAAGTAAAGCGGCCAAAGATCTTCGGCTCTCTTGTTCTCCTTGTTACCACCGTATGCGAACGTACTGGCGAACACCTGCATTCTTTGTAATTGATATTGCAACACGTTTCTCCTTCTGTAACCGCGGATGATCAGCAATATCTCCCACCACCTCATCTCATAGAGGTATTCAATTCTGTCACGCCCTATCTCGCCTACGACTTGTTGGAAGAGCTCGCAGGCGGTAGCGCGTTTTTTTTCTTATACTCCTCCTGTTCTTCCATCTCCGGCTTTACCGTCTCCGGCACTCTGTACCACTCGTTGCGCAACTCAATAACTGTGGTCATCATCAACGTCACGTCTGCCGGTTGTGCCTCGTACAGAATATAATCTGTCGAAACAGGTGATTCCTCACCGATTCTCGCATAGGCTGCGATGATGGCAGCAACAGCCAGCTTCAGGAAATCTTCGGTCGTGGCGTGTTGCTCAACGCTTATAACCTTCCCTTCATCGTCTTTTATCACATCTGGGATAAACACATCGGCGGGCTTTCCCGACAATGACTCGAATCCCGTCTCGGTCGCGGCGCAGTATCTCATCAATACTTCCTTACCGCAAATCGTAATCTTCTTCTCTGCAATCATAGTTCCTTCTTCTTTAAGAACCGCCACCTTACCCTGCCACCCTCTTCTCCGCAGGTCGCGCTTTTGGCGCGGCAATCCGCAACAGGTTCAGGCAGCGGCACCCCTTATGTTCAACTTTATGGCAAAATTGAAAAGCCAAAATCAATCACTACCAACGGTCACAGGACCGTAAATGGTAATAGTTCCAGAGTACTGGGCATTCTGTCTGTTCTGTCCCTGCGGGTTCAGCGATGTCACCTTTCCATGTCCAGAACAAATCGTCTTCCCAATCGTTCTATTGCTCGCACCGCTCGTCATCACGATCTTCCAGTTGATGAGCGTATCATCCACGGATGTCATGATGTCATTCAACGCTTCCGCAGACGCATCAGTGCCGGAACCTATCAAAGCACCGAACTGAATATCTCCTGTACGACCTGTTATCTCCTGCTCGTCCCAAACGGCACCGCTTCCGTCAGACGTGTCTTTTGTCGTCGAATTCTCCATCTGAGCCGACAAATGAAACGCCAAGTCGGTGGCAAGTGCTATCACCTTGTTGGTCGGCGACTGAGAGGTTCCTGTAACAATCACCAGTCGTATATGCTGTCCTTTATCCATCTCTTTTCACGTTTTAATTGTTAAGTATATTGCTGTGTCACAGCAATCCTAAGAAATTGCCCCACTCCCGGTATAAGTACAGCTCACGTTCACCGTTTGTCTGTTATTGGCAACGATGTTCAGATCTGAAAGATGCGCCTGACCGCTCCTTGCGAACGGCGCATTGCTCTTCGTGCGGTTCTGACTGCCCGCCGTTGTAGCGGTCTGGTCCCAACCTACACTCACCGTCGAATCACTGTTAAATCGCGTAATCAACGCACGCAGTGTGGCCAGCGTAGCATCATAGCTGTCAACCTGAACACTCCACGAACGCGATACCATCTGCTCCTCGGCAAAGCTCCCCTCAGAGTCCTTGGTACTGCTATCCTCCATAGAACCCTGAAGCTGAACACTACAGCTCACGGCCTCTGGTATAGCACTCCCGCCGACAAAGACACGAAAGTTCTGCCCCTTAATTTTCGTCAATGCCATATCACTTCACTTTTAAATTGAAAAATCTTACGACCTCCCAGAATCTCCCCTCTGAGGGCATATACTCAACGATACCGGCATCAATTCTGTAACCTTCAGCAGTTCCAGCCTTGATGACCTTCTCTTCCTGGGTAAGCAGATCTTCTCTCGACTTACCCTCCAGTGTGGCCTTCTCCAAGCCAAAATCACCTTCCTCAATACCAGTCGCACCAAGTTCCTCGAGCAACTGGCGGATGTCAGTCTTCTTCGTCTTGCCCATCTTCGTCCTCTTGAATGATTTCTACATCACACTGATAGCGGAGAACCTGCCAGTAACATGGTTTCAACTGATCGTACTGAATCGGCCCGGCAGTCAGCTGGTAGTCTCTCACAGTAGTATCTTCCGACTCCATGTAACCCAGCACAACAGTCCTCACCTTCTGCGTCAGTTCATGCAAAGCCGCCAGACTTGCCGCCGTCACCTCCACACCGATGTTCACCGAGTCGAAATCGCCCTCATACGGGCAATCCTTCGTCTGTGCATCGTTTGTCAACCCGTCAAAGGTCACGATGACATACGGCACTGGCACATTGTCGGCATCTTCATCAGGCAGCGGAATGGCCGTACCGTACAGTCGGCCACTTATCGCCCCCATCAGCTCGTCATCCGACTTAATGGCTGCAACAAATATCGCATCTGTCGAAAGTCCCATCCTCTATCAGCATTTATTATTATATCACTCTCCCCTCTGGGAAGACAGGCGGGCGGTCGGACAAGCCAACCAACCCTCCTGCCCGTCAGGAACTATGATCCCAGAAGAGCGAATTGAGAGTCATCAACCGCCAATCTCATTGCTTGATGCCGGCTCAACGAGCTTGATGAGCTTGAAGGCCTGAGGAGTGCCGTTGCCGCCATTCACCTTGCCGGAGAGCTCAACCAGCGAGTAGTCGAGCCCCATGCCGAGGGCAATCACGTTGCGGTCGAAGTTCTCCTGAGATGTTCCGTCCACATTGAACTCGATGCCATCAGCGTACACCTGCTCGTTCAGGTAGCCGAAGTGACCGATACCGATGTAGCGTACAGGAGTGTCGCCAACCTTGTCCTTTGTGGCAACGCCATTGGAGGCAATCGAGTAGTCGATGTACGGAGATACCTTGTAGCGGTAGCCTACGCACTGGCCATCCTGTACGACGGTGCGGTTGGAGTCGGTGGTGCCGGGGATGAGCTTCGTGAACTTCAGGTCAACCTCGGTGGCCTTGTCCATGATGATTTCGGGGTCGCCCTCAAAGCCCTTGTCGTACATGTCGGCAATCTCCTTGGCGAGGTTCTTACCGATGTTCTGGTCGAGAGTCAGCTCCTTGACGGTCACGGTAGCGAATGGGCCGATAACGTCGCGGTAGTCACCATGAGCGTAAACGTGGAGAGCACGGAACATAGCCCAGCCCTTCGTGAACTTGAAGGTCAAGAAGCCGATGATGTCGAATGCAGCCTGAGCCACGGCACGACGGCTGACGGGAACGCTTGCGCAGACACGCTTCGGAGAGGTGGTGATGTTGGCAAAGTTCAGAGCCTGCTCTGCTACCTTGGTCACCTCACCCTCAACGGTGAACTTCACGTCGTTGATGCTGTAAGGGATAACCTGTGTGCCAGTCACACCAGTCAACATCTTCAGGTCGTCGGGCAGTTCAATGCCGGGAACCTTGGTGTCGATGATGGGCTTAATCTCCACGGGGATAAGTCCACCAGCCTGAAGGTTGGCGGTCTCGTTGTCGTCGGCTGTGCCAGTGATGGCGTTGGCGAGGATGGTGGTTGCGTTGGCTGCACGCTTGTGCGTGAAGCAGTCGGCAATCATCTCACGCAACTCCTTGCCCTTATCCTCGCGGCTCTTGATGGCTGCGAGCTCGGCACCAGAGGCGAGAGCCTTTGCACGGGTTGACAACTTAGCGGACTCTTCGATGAGAGAACGCTGTTCCTTCTGTTCCTCGGCGGTCAACTCACGGGTGTTGCTCAACTCGTCGAGTTCGTCGATGCGATTCCAGCAAGCGAGTTGACGCTCCTGGATCTGTGTCTTAGTCATTTTTTTCATTTCCTAAAACGTTTTAAGGGTTAAAAAATAAGTGATTCTAATTCTTGTTCAGTTCTCAGTCGCTGGGCGCGATGGCGCAAACGCATGGCCTGCTGCTCGCGGAAACGCTGCGCACGCTCTTCCAGTTCGCGGGCTTCACGCTCTTCCTTCTCAGCGTTAGTCTCGCCACCGTTGGCTTCGCGCTCCTGTGCTTCACGTGCTTCCTTCTCGGCATTGGTCTCACCGCCGTTGGCCTCACGCTCTGCCTTCTCGCGGGCCTCGCGCTCTTCGTCGGTCTCGTCTTCGCGCTTGTCGTTCTTATCTCCACATTCGCGCTTCAGCTTGTCTTCAATCGCCTTGTCGATAGCCTCCGATGCCTCACGCAGTCCGACGTTGGTCTGCTCGTAGGCGGGGTGGGTGACGATGGCGACATCATAGAGGCCGGTGATTTTCTTCACATGGCGCAGCCATACCTCCTTGCCGTCTTCGATGTCGTTGGTCTTCTCGTAGCTTACGCCGTTCTCCGAGTCCTCCCAGTCGTCCTCGAAAGCGAACGACATGCCGGTGATGTCGCCGCGCTTCATCAGCTCCAGCGCATCGTTGGCGTTATTGGTCTTGGGCAGGTCGCAGCGGCAGTCGATGCCGTCGCCACGGAGTTCAAGAGAGAGGGTGTCCTTTTCCGAGTTGCGGAAACGTCCGAGCACGTCGGGCACCATGTTCGAGTGGTTAAGATTCAGGATCACGTCGGACTTCGCCAGAAGTTCACGGCTGAT